CGGGATGCCGGTGGCGGTGATCGCCGCCCCGCGGTCCGCCGCGGTGAAGTTTGCGGTGGCGGAGGTGACGGTGTTGGTGGAGATCGTCGTGACGCCGTCGGCGACGGTGCGCCCCTGCTTCGGCGTGGCGGCGTCGACCAGCCCGAGGGCGATGGTGTGGAAGCCGATGACCTCGGGGTGCCAGAAGCCGTCGTAGCTCACGGTGCTGTCGATCGGTCCCTGGTAGGACTCACGGATCTTGGAGCGGTTGGCGACGATCGAGTCATCGTCGACGTAGGTCGGCGTGTCGGCCGGCTTGACGCTGGTGGCGACGGGGACGAAGAGGCTGGCGGCCACCGGGGTGCCCTGGGTCGACTCCTTGCCGAGCCCCATGAAGGTCTGTCTGCTGAGGTACGGCATGGTCAGCTCTCCTGAGGTGCCGTCTCAGCGGCGGCGGGTTCTGCGGGCGGCGCCTCGACGGGCGACCGAGCGAAACGCCCGCGGTTCGTCGCCGCTGGCACGGGTTCCGGCAACGTCCACGCGACGTCCCACGGCGCGCTCTCGCGGCCAGGGGTCAACTCGTTGAGGACGTCGGGTCGCGGCTGGTCCTCGGGCAGCTCCACCTCGAAGATTTCGCCGGCCGCGGCGACCAGCTCGACGGTCGGCTGACCGTGCTCCGGGTCGCCGGGGTGGAAGAGGCGCACCGGCTTCTGGTGCGGGTTCTGGAAGCGACGCAGCATGGGTTCTCCTCTCAGCCCGGGAAGGTGTCCGTGGCCATGTAGGCGACGTGCACCTCGAGCGGGCCACCGTTTGCGACTTGCACGATCACGTCCCCGTAGTCGACCTGGATCTCGTTCGAATCCTCACCGACCGAGGCGAATGCCCCGCCGTGGGTCTTGTCCAGCCACGGGCCGCGGATGCGGGCGAGCACCTTCACCATCTCCGCGTCGAGCGCCGCCTGGTCGGTCTCAGCGTCCGCGGAATCCAGCGGCCAGAAGAGCACGGCCACCAGGTGGTGCTGCCATTCCTTCTCGCCCAGGGCGTTCCTGAGCTCGCGGCCCTTGTCCCGGACGATGTAGATGGCGCTCTCCCGGCCGATGGTCTTCGGGGCGCGGGCCTGGATCAGCGCCCAGTTGCCGCCGTTGGCCTGGAGCAGCGGGGGAGGGACGAAGCCAGAGGGCTGCGGCGGGTCGGTGCTGTACCAAGAGGCCTCCCGCTCCGGCGCATCGGCGTAGGTGGGCGAGTAGGTCATCAGACCGACTGGCGCACGTACGGGCCGGCCAGCAGCTCGAAGTCCCTCTCCAGCTGCGCCCGGTCGAGGTCGCCCGCCTTCGCCGCCATGGGGAGCATCTCGGTCAGGGCGAGCATCGCCGCCCGCAGGATCGTGGCCTGGATCAGATCGTCCGGCACGGGGGCGTAGCCGCCCGTGTAGGTGACCCGGACCGTCGTGCCGATGGGGGCGAAGGTGCCGAGCTGGAGGCGGATGTGACCGTTCTCCGGCTCGAACTGGACGTTGGCCAGGTCGGCGGGGGCGTAGTCGTAGTTCCCGCCGAAGGCCCGACGCAGCTCGATCGCGGTGACGCTGCCGGTCCAGAGTTCCTCCCACATGGGCGGGTACTCGTCCAGCCAGACGTGGCGGACCAGCTCGTTGGCGCCGAGGGACTGCGCCCGGCTCATGCCCAGCATCGCCGTCTGGTCCAGCGGGAAGCCGACGTCGGTCAGCTCGTCGGGGTCGATGTCCTGGGCGCGATGGTTCTCGATCTTGGCGAAGGGAGCGAGCCGCCGGCTGCAGTACGTCTCGACCGCCCGCGAGGCGCGGGTCAGGAGTGCCGTCTGCTCAGCCGAGACGATCTGCTTGAAGAGGTCGGCCTCCGGCCCCTGCTCGAAGTTGGCGACGCTGGCGAGCGGCGTGTAGCTCATTGCTCAGATCGTGAGGCTCCGTCGAGGTCGCCCCCCGGAAGGGGACCCGGGCCATGGTCTAACCCGGGCCCCCGACACAGGGAGGGGTCCTTAGAGGATGCCGGTGGCGGAGCGGATCAGCCGGGCCACGTACTTGGGAGCACGGATGGCCAGGCAGGTGTCCGAGACCACCGCGAAGGGCAGCTGGTCAGGCGCCGTGGTGGTCGGCGCCAGGTTGATGAGCTCGAAGTCCCGGGTGAAGGGACGCACCATGAAGTTGTCGTCGAGCGGCACCAGGTAGATGTTCTCCTGGCCCGTCGCCAGCGGTGGCTGGCCCGCGTTCCCGCCGACGTAGGCGGCCGAGAGGGCGGCCACGGTGGCGCCCGGAGTGTTGGTGAGCAGCGCCGTGCCAGTGTCGATGATGGTCGTCACCGCGACAGGGCTCTGCTGGCTGCCGGTGCTGTCGTAGGCGTCCACGACGCCCAGCAGCGTCTCGGTCCCGGTCGAGCCGCCCCCGGCGGTCCGGTAGACCTTGTATGCGATGGGCGCGGCGCCGTCAGGACCCGTCGGAGTGCTGAACGCCAGGCTGATGGTGTGCAGCCCGCCGCCGACACCACTGGTGGCCTGGGAGACCTCGGCGCAGGCCGCGATCTCTCCATAGCGGCCGATGACCGGCGCGATCTGGTACTTGTAGGTGGTCGAGTCCGGCAGCGTCCCGCCGGTGGTCCCCGTCGAGGGGGTCACGGTCCCCATCGCCTGCTGGCGAGAGGCCAGGAACGAGGTCTTGAGGATGGGGATGTCACGGTAGCTGGGCACGTTCAGGCCGACCGCCACGTCCACCGTGTTGTAGCGCTGCTGGTTGGTGAGCAGCTGGGCGATCTTGCTGTTCACCGCTGGCGAGCAGATGAACGCGTACGGGCTGCCGCCGATGGCCATGGCCGCGTTCGATTCGACGACGTCGATCAGGGTGTCCATGTCGGTCAACGCGAAGGTCGCGTTGGCCCGGTCGACGGCGTTCTGGGTCGCGCCCGAGAAGGAGCTGATCTGGACGTCGAAGCCGTCGAACTGGGGGAACCATCCGCCCACGGTGGCGAGGCTGTTGCCCCAGCACAGGGCGTTCTCAAGGTCGAAGGCGAGACCCATCAGGGTGCCTTCGACTTCCCGCTGCTTCAACGAGCCAACCAGGTCGGCGGTGACCACCTGGGCGAACCCGGTGACCGAGCCGATCGCCTGGAGGAGCTTGATGTTGAAGCTCGACTGGACGTAGGTGCTGTTGCCGACCGGACGCGCGCCACCGTCAGTGACGAAGCCTCCGGGCGGGAGCACCGTCCGCTGGTTGAAGTAGTACGTGTTGGTGTGCCAGGGGACGGTCGGGAGCGCGCGGGCCATCGGCGCGTACCGACGGACGTACTCCAGGATGACAGGGTCGATCGCCTTCGGGATAAGGGCGCCGACTTGGGAGGCGGCAAGCGCCTCTTCGAGCTCTGTGCTCACGGTATAGGGCTCCTGATTTGCGGGGTGTGGATGGAGAGAGGGGAGGGATCAGCCGACCGTCAGCCGGGGAGGACGGTCCACCTCGACGGGGTCGGGATCTGCGCCGCCATGACGTCGGCGCCGGCGCGGCGCAGGCGCTCTGTCGGCATCTTTGCCAGCTCGAGAAGGCGGGCGTCGCGCTCCTCGGGCGTCTTCGGCGTCTTCGACGCCTGCTCGGTCGCTGCGCCCGGCACGACGCCCTGGCGCTGAGGTCCGCCACCGTTCCCCTTGATGGCTTCGATCAGCTCTCCCTTCATGCTCTCCACCGCCGTGGCCACCGTCTTGGTGACGAGGTCAGCGACGCTGGACTCGGTGAGGGCTGCCGGTACGGCCGGGGTCTCGGTGGTCTGCTTGGACTGCTTGAGGGCGGCAACGATGACCGCAGCGAGCCGCTGATCCTCGTCGACCGCAGTCGGGTTGGCTGCTTCGGTCACGGTGGTCTCCTTCGGTGGGGTTGGGGCGGATTCCATGCCCGCCTGCATGTCGTTGTCGTCGTCGATGTCCGGGTTGAGGTCCGGGTCAGTGACGGGGCGGATCGTTCCGCAGGTCGGGCAGGCCAGGAAGTCGGTGTCGCCGTCCTGGTCGGGGTCGATCGGAATCAGCGAGCTGTACGAGTTGGCGTCGCCGTAACTGGCGAAGGCGTCGCCCTCGAACAGGGACGCGGTCGGCGCGCTCTCGCTGGCGATCTGCACGCCCAGCTTCTTCGCCGCGCTCTTGATCTTCGCCTTGATTCGGCCGACCTGCTCGTCCGAGTACTTCGCCGCGTTCTTCGGCATGTTGATGTAGGACCAGGCGGCCTTCACGTGGGCCTTGCTGTCCAGCGGGTACCGCTTGACCTTGTCCTGCTGGTAGCCCGGGTCCGCATAGGTGACGGCGCCGTAGGGCTGGGTGGTCGGAGCCTCGGTCACTTGGGTCACAGCCGTCTCTCCCGCTGACTCGAAGATGAGGCGGCGCTCTGCATGGCGCTCGCCTGAGAGCCCGTGGATCTGGACGTCGTCCATCCGGGCGCCGCCCACTCCGGGCATGTCCACGATGTCGAAGCCGAGGATGTCGAGGCCGTCGGCGGTCTCGGCCTGCTGGCCGTCCACCTCGACCTGGCGCACCCGCCCCAGGAACTCGCCGACGATGGACACGGCGTTGACCGCCGGGTGGTCGCCGCTGACGAGCTTGGTCACGTCCTGCCCGGCCTCGGTGTCCAGGGTGTCCATCCGGTAGCGGATCTGGGTGGCGGGCGTCAGCGACACCTCACGGAGGACCGCGGCGATCTGGCGGACGTTGCCGTGCTGCCGGTCCTGGTGGCTGGTGAAGCTCACGGGAATGTCGGGGCCGGCCTTGAGGCGCTGTGAGAGCCGCTCATAGGCGCCCCGGATCATGTCCGCCGTGTACAGGCGGTTGTTCGAGCTGACACACGGCTCGATGGCGACGCCCGAGATGGTCGCGAGGGTTCCCACGGCCCGAACGATCCGAGGCTGCGCCCGTTGCCCTCAGTCGACGTGAGGGGCCACCGCGCAGCGGCAGCGAGGGTGGAGGGGGATGTCGGGCGCGTCCGCCAGCTGGTAGGGGTTGTCGTCAGGCAGCGGCTCGCAGTCGTCACAGGCGCCGGGCGACACCTCCGCGTCGACCAGTTCCACCCCCTCGCTCTGGTAGAGGCTGAGCGCCCCCTGGATCGCCGAGGTGGCGATGGCGTGGTCCAGCATCAGCCCGGCGTACCCCTGCGGGTTGAGGACCGTGTCGCTGACGATCTGGGCCATGGCGTCGCGGCTCGCTCCGGAGGCCATGGCGTCGCTCAGCTGCTGGCCGAGCTGAGTGGCGAGGCCGTGGGTCTGCTTCCCCATCCAGGTGTCGACGTCGTCCCAGGCCGGCGGGAGGTCACGCATCGCCTGGATGGCGCCCTGGAAGGTGATGTCGAAGTCCGGGATCGCCTGACCGTTAGCCAACGCCAGCCAGGCCGTCGCCTCGGCGTTCCCCTCGGCCGCGCCGTCTGCCAGCGCGTCCCGGGTGAGCTGGCGCCAAGCCTTGAACCCCTCGATGTCACCGAGCGCCTCGATGGCCTTCTGGAGCGCGCTGACGAGATCGTCCGGCTGCGCGGCCTCATGAGGCTGCACGGCGGCCAGGACCGGCTGGCGAAGGTGGGGGAGGAGCGAGATCAGCACGGCCTTGAGGTGGGCCCGGTTGGTCGCCTCCAGGTCGTCCCGCCGCTGGTGGAGCTTCGCCCACAGCGCCGCCTTCTTCCCCTGCCGGCGGACCGCTTCGAGGATCCACGGCTCACCCTCCAGGTCCTCGGCCATCAGGACGGAGGCCTCGCAGACCTCCTGGACCCAATCGGGCGCCGGGAAGCGCACGTCCACCTCGGCGAAGCCGTTGGCGAAGGCGGCGACGAAATAAGGCCTAGCCCAGTTGCCGCCGGCGCCGCTGCGCTTCGTTCCGGCAGAACGCGAGGAGGCATAAGGGGCGATCACTTCGCGGCCTTGTGGATGTTCGAGGACCGGGTGAAGCTGGCGTGGCGGACGTGGAGAGCCGTCGTCCGCTGGTGTGCCGCGTCGGTGGCGGGGTTCGAGCGGGTCTTCTTCTTCGGGACCGCCGCGGTGACCGCCGTCTTCTGCTTCTTCGGCGTGACAACGTGGCTGCCGGCGCCGCGGAGGGTCATCCGTACTCTCGCGGGATCAGAGCCGCAGCCTTCTCGGCGGTCATCCCCCCTTCGTCGGGATCCTCATCCTCGCGCTCAGTGACGATGTGACGCTCCGGCGGGGACTGGATGACCGGGTGGAGCGCCGCGTCGACCACGGGCCGCTTGCGGGGCTTCTTCGGGGCGGCCATCAGGCGGCGAGCGGCTGCCAGTGGTCGCCGGCGTCCGAGGTCGGATCGTAGCCGACGTTGGCTGCCGCGATGCTGAGGTAGACGTGCCCGTTGCTCCCGGCGACGATGGCCGACTTCGCGTAGGTGGTGCCGATCGCCCACACACCCTGCCAGCCAGACGCTGCGGCAGAGGCGGCTACCGCAGCGTCTGCGTAGGCGGTGGTGGCGATCTGGGTGCTGGCGGTCCCCGGCGAGGCGGTCGGCGCGGTGCCGGTGATGGGCTGCGAGAACGTCAGTTTGGTCCCGTCCCAGCTCACGGTGCCCGGCGGGGATTGATTGGGCTCGCCACTGACGGGCTGGCCGGTGGTGAGATCGAGAACAGCAGACATCACTCTGACTCCTTGGGTGGGGCGAGCTGGCGAAGGGCCTGCTTGCGTCGGTGGGCGTACGCCTTGGCCCAGGCCTCGGTCAGCTTGCCCATCTCGGCGTCAGCCGGGGTCTTCCCGGCCACCATGCGGTGGAAGGCGTCGTCACCGCCGTGGCGCTCGATCATGGCCGCCGCCGGCGAGCTCTCGCCGGAGTCGGCGTCGTCAGGCGGCTCGGGCAGACCGGACGGGACGGAGGGAGGCTTCGCCGCGGCGCCGGGAGCCGCGCCACCGGGCAGGCCCATGGTCATGGCCGCGTAGTTCTTCATGTTCTCCCAGTCGAGGACCGCCTGCCGGGTCACCAGGACGTGGATGTCTCCGCCCGGCGTCTCGGCCTGCTGGATGTCGCGCTCGTAGTCGTTCAGCGACCAGGCGCCGTTCCGGAGCCGGAGGTCCCGGATGGTCTCTACGATCGCGGAGTCCCGGTAGTCGATCTGGCCGAAGCGGATCTCCCAGTCGGTGATGCCGAAGCCCTGCTGGACGATCGAGTAGTTCAGCTTCTCCAGCAGCAGGTTGCCGATCGGCCCTACCACCTCGCCGCGCCAGGTCTTGTCCTGCGCCTCGCCCGTGCCGCCGCCCAGGTTGCCGCTCTCCACGATCTGGACCTTCTGGGGAGGGGTGTGCATCCCGCTGACGATCTGGTCCCGGAGGTCCTTCAACGTCGACAGGATCTCGGTGGGTGAGGTGCGGTTGAGCTCGGTGAAGGTCTTGGCGTTCTTGGTCACCACCGGGGTGGCCATGTTCCGGACGCCGCGGTTGCGGGTGAGGTAGCGCTGCCACCAGCGCTGGATCTCCTTGTCCTGGGCCGAGGAGTCGTAGTCAACGTGGATTCGGCTGACGAAGCCGTCCTTGCCCATCTGCTTGAGTGCGGCGAGGGCCCACAGCCAAGCGGTGGCGGAGATCTCGACCTTCTGGGTGGGCGGGCAGCCGTAGATGCCGCCGCGGGGCGCGTCCACCGAGACGTGGATGACCTGCTCCAGCGTGAAGGGCACCCGAGTGTTGTCCTCCAGCACCTGGAGGTAGCCGATCAAGTTCCCGTGCCGGTCGGTCTGGACGATCATCGAGGCTGCGTCCAGCGACCAGATGGCGGCCGGCTCGTTGAGCAGGAAGCCCACCTCGAGGTAGGCGTCACCGAACACGAGCAGGTCCACGATCGCCTTGCGGAGGAGCTGGATGGCGTCCTCCCGGCGGTTGACGAAGCGCAGCAGGTTCTCAAGGCGCACGAGCTGCGGGGTGCGGGGTGGATCCGGGTCGGCGATCGATGACTTCACCGGCACCACCTCGAGGCCGCCGGCGGTGATGGCCTCGGCAGCGGCGTCGACGCAGGCCGATACCCAGATGCACTGAATGTAGAGCTGGGCCAGGGCGACGAGCTGGCGCTTGCGGTCGCCGTTCTTGGCGATCAGCGTCTCGGTGTTGGTCTCGCCGGCACCGGCGCCGCCCCACTCGTAGCCGACCCGCTGGATGCCAGCCGCGCCCTCCTCGTCGCTGTCCATAGCCTCGTAGAGCTCGTGGCGCAGCGGCAAGCGGAGGACGTTCGCCTCCTCGAGGTCAGGGATCTCGGCGGCCTGCGGCGCCACGGCACCACGGCGCCAAGGGAGGGCGGTCACGTGCAGATGGTCGCCGCTCGGGCGATCAGCCTCAGATGTGGGTCACCAGCCCTCTGCCTTGCGGTCCTGAACGTAGACCTGCATCGGGAAGGTCACCCCGTGCTCCGGAGTGGCGACCCAGAAGGCTTGGTTGGCCTCCTCGAAGCCGAAGTTGTGCTGATAGGCGTATTCGTTGTAGCCCACCAGGGACGCCCCGGTGATGATCCCGTAGGAGGGGAGCCACACATACTCGTGGCGGTGGCCCAGCACCATGATGTCGTAGGGCTTGCCGGCTGACATCGCCCGGCGTGTCTTGCGATAGCTGCCGAGCATGAGCGGGGTCATCGAGCCGGAGATGCCGGAGCCGCCGCGGAACTGGTCGCCGTGGGTCAGCAGGTAGCGAGTGCCATAGCTCTGAACAAGGCAGTCGGGCCCGTCAGGGATCTGGAAGGTGATCGCCTTGGAGCCAGCGAAGTGCTTGGCTAGGTGGGTGTACATCAGCCACTCGAAGGTGTCCCACGCCCGGTTCTTCGCGATGGGCTTGATGCTCTGGCGGGCGTGGTTACCGTAGGTGCAGGCGACATGGAGCTTGCTGAACTCTGTGGCCAGCCGGTCCAGCCCAGCCGCCAGCTCGTCCTCCCAGTAGGCCACGGACTTGAGGATCGGAACCTCGTTGGTCTCCCGGAGTTCCTGGTGGATGATCCCCGAGAAGATGTCGCCGCCTACCATGAGCAGGAAGCCATCGTAGGTGAGCCCGGTCAGGAACTCACGGGCCAACATGATGGTCGTCTCGATGCAGCGGTGGAACCGCTGTTTGGCGATCTTGCGGTTGTAGGCGTTGAGCCAGTCGATCTGCTCCGGCAGCACCACCTCATCGAAGTGAGTGTCGGTCAGGAGGAGCGTCGGGGTGGCGTGGAACGTGGAGCGTTGGGCCTTGGTCGCCATCCACCGCGGCACGGTGATGTCGCGGGCCCCGATGCGCCCCGTGACGGCAAGCCGCCGCTGGAGCTCGTCGCGCTCTGCCGCGGCTCCATCAAGGTCGTGGGTCTTGGCCTGCGACAGCCGCAACCGACGCTCCAGACTCCGGACGGTGGCCTTCAGCTCCTCCGTCTCGGCGAAGTGCTCCGGAGTGACCTTCGGATCTGCGGTCATGCGGGGTGCTCCCGGAAGTGCTCACGGAGGGTGTGGGCGGCCGTCGGCGCTTCCGGGTACGCCTCTTTCAGCCAGCGTGCGATCTGTGCTGATGGCCAGCCGGAGGCGTGGAGCTTCTCGATCTCAGCGAGTGCGGGGTGCTTACAGGTCGAGCACTTGACCGTCTTCGCCTGGTGCGCCAGCCATTCCTCCGGGCTGACGCGCGCAGTCACCGGAGCAGCAGCAACAGCGAGGCCGCCAGGGCGAGTGCCCCCGTACAGCCCAGCCAGCTCGGCGTGACGGCCGCGGGCGGCGTCACCGGGACCGGTGTGGGAGGCTGGGCGGGATTCACGGCGGTCCCACCCAACGCCTTGAGATCGGCGATGATCTGACCGAACGGGAAGCCCCTAGCCTCGGCCTCCTGCTCGGTGATGACCGCGAAGGCCTGCTGCGGGCAGGCTGCCTGCCACGCGCCAGTGGCGATCACCTGCTGGCCCCAACTGATGTACCCGGCGGTGCCGGTCGGGCTTCCGCGGTAGACGAACAGAACGGCGTGGCCCTCGCTCGGGTCCGGCTCGTCGCCGGGGCCGACGTTCCAGGGGAAGCCGGTGGCGAACTGCTGGTCCGCCTGCGGGTTGAGGTTGACGCCCACGACCACGACGTTGAAGTGCGCCAGAGCGGCGTCCATCTCGGCGAGCGAGAGCTTGACGAAGCCCTCGATGTACCCCTTCTGGAAGAGCCAGAGCAGCCAGTCGCCAAGGTCCACGCCGGTGTCCTGGCCCCCGGTGTACTCAAGATAGAGGTCCACGATCTCGTCGCTGGTCATGGTGTTGTGGCCCAGCGGGAGGCCACAGAGCGCGGCAGCGAGCATGTCAGCGTGCAGCGGGACCGCACATGGCCCGCAGTCGCCGACCGGCTGGCGGTCGTTGACGGTGAGGGTCGGGTCGGGCCCGTTGCCGCCCATGCCCCAGCCGTTCGCCGGGATGGCCGCGCTCTCGGTGCGGTCGATCGGGTACGCCGGCATCGGCAGCGTGTAGCCGTACTCGGCGAGGCTCTTGAACCGAGCGTGCTTGGCGGGGTCGAGCGGCAGCAGGCCGCGGCGCAGTCCTGTGGTCACGGATGTGCCCTCCGATGGCGGTGGTCCATATAGGCGTTGAGCGCGGTCAGCCGGGTCCTCCAGCGCCACCACGCTCGCTTGAATGCTTCGACGGCTTCGAGGTAGGCCTCGCTGAGCTTGTGCTCGCTGATCCACAGCCCCATCAGGCGATCACTCGCTGTTCCCAGTTCCACCTCGGCCTCGCGGAACCACGCCAGCCACGCCGCACGCTCTCGGTCGGGATCACTGAGCATCGCAACCCGGGGAGGCAACCCGTCCAGGCTCCGGGTCACCCCTGACGTCGCCCGGACAACGCATCACCATGGACGCTCCTGGTCGACTGCCGAAGGGATGCCCCAGCCATCGTCGTCGATACTGTCACCGAGGTCGTGTAGCCTCTGGCCTGCCGGCACCGCGAACGGCCCCACCGTCGCCGCCAGCTCGCTCTGCTGAGCGGCGGCGTAGGTCTCATCCGAGATCACGTCGTACTGAGGCTCTCCACCGAGCGCCATCAGCAGGTACCGCAGCGCATCGGGAGCGTGGTCTTCGGCGTGGGTGTCGGCGTCCTCGGTCCTGTGGGCGTCGTAGGGGAGCGCCGGGAGCGTCCGGATGAGGTTCTCGCAGCCAGCGAAGACGTGCAACAGCGGGCAGCGATCCCAGCCCAGCGCGCGGTGCATGGCGCAGGCCGGGCCATCGGCGAGGTAGCTGTGGATCCGCGCCCAGCCAGCCAGACGGTCGTTGACCGCCGCGTGAACTGCACAGCCGACCTCCGCGTAGCGCTGCATGATCGAGGGAGCTTCGGACGCGCGCGCCGCCATCGCCGGGTCGCAGACGCGGTACGGGAACGGCTCCGGCACCTGGCGGCGGACGCCATCGTCACCGACCGCCTGCGATTGCCCATCCGCCTCTGCCGCGAGGATCCGGCGGGCCTGGTCGCTCTCGTCGACGCCGATCTCGTAGAGCTCGCGGTATACCCAGACGCGGCGGTCCTCGTCGACGGCCGCCCACAGGACGCACCACGGCGCCGCGCGGCCGTAGTCGATGCCGGCGTACCTTGTCCAGCTCTCCGGCAGCAGGAAGGGGTCCACGACGTCCCGGTCATGCCGCCACTGGGAGAAGACCTGGCCGGCGAAGATGTCCCAGGAGCCGTCCAGCATCGCCGCCCGCCGCTGGGGGTCGGGGATGGCCATCAGCCGGGCCTTGTACCCCTCGTCCACGAAGGGGTTGTCGCCGACCTTGGCGCCGATGAAGCGCACGGTGTGGCCCTGCTCGTCGGTGTGGACATGGTCGCCGTGCGCAGTCGGGGTGATGTAGCGCTCCCTGACCGCCCCGTGGGACGCACCGCCCGGGTTCGACGTGCTACGGGTGCCGATCACCGGCGGCCCGCCCGCCCACGTCCTCACCCGCTCCCGGACGACGTCGACGATGCCGGGGGCGAAGAGCGTTACCTCGTCGAGGAGCAGGAGCTGGTACTCGCCGCCCTGACGTCGGGTGGCGTCCAGGAGGTTCTCCAGGTAGCGGAAGCGGATGACCGCCCGGTTGGGGAACCAGAGCTCGTGGAGCGTCTTGTCCCAGCGGCAGCCGAGGGCCTCGCCGTAGCCGAACTTGGCCAGCTCAGCCAGCGGGCCCTCCTCGAGCTCGTCGTACGTCCTGCGGAAGAGGCCAGCGCGGAGTAGCGGGTGCTGGTCGCACTCGCGCAGCCCCAGGGCCACCAGCCACTTCGTCTTCCCGCCGCCAGCGGCCCCGCCGTAGAGAATGTCGTCCTCGGTGGCGACCGCAGCCAGCTCCTGCGGGCACTCCCCGCAGGCCGGGATCTCTTCGCCGCGCCGTCGGGCCTCGATCCGAGGGACGCAGGCCGGCTCGTAGCCGATCAGCCCCCAGGTGTCCCGCTTGGGCGGGTCGAGGACGTCGGCGGCCAGCGAGTAGACGTCAGGGTGTGCCAACCGGCGGCTCTTGGATCAGCGCCCACCAGGACGCCAGCCCGGCGACCGCCCAGCCGCCGACCCAGACGAGCAGGCAGGCCAGCAGCGACGTCCAGTGCCACACCAGCCACGCTCCAGCCACCCCCAGCGCGACGTACAGCAGGACGACCGCGAGGACGATCAGCGCGTCGACGACGTTCTTCACGCGGCGCTTGCTCGGGCGATCCGGTAGACGCGCGGGCGCACCCGGTGAAGTTGGCCGCTCTTGACGAGAATGTCCATGAAGGCTACACAGCTTGCGAACAACTCGCCCGTCTCGTCCGCGACGCTCTGGGCGCTGAACTCGTCGAGATCGCGCCGCCCGATCGCCGCGAGGATGCGTGAGCGCTGAGTGCCCTCCGTCGGGCGTACCACGGGCCTGGGTTGACGGGCCTGGGTTGACGGGCCTGGGTTGACGGGCCTGGGTTGACGCCGAGCAGCGACTCCAGCGGGCGGAGCGCTGCGTCGATCTCAGCGATGCGACCCTCGATCCGCTCCTTCTCGCGGTCGAGCGTGGTCATCTGCCGCCGGAGCGCGGTCTCCTTGGCGCCGACCTTCTCGACGGCCGCCTGCAGCTGCTCGCGTTCCTTGGCGACCGCTCGGATCTTGACTGCGATATCACTGGCCATGGGTCAACTCCCTCCGCCGGCGACCAGCCGGAGACGCCGCGCATAGAGCTCGCGGCCTCGCTGTTGCTGCTCTGCAGGCAGCCCGAGATCACCCAGGACCGCCGTCAGGATGCCCCCGAAGGTCGCTGCGAACTCCTTGAGCATCTCCAATTGCTTCGTCTCCACCCCAGCGTCCACGGCCACCTTGCTGAACTTCACCAGCCGATCGGCCGCGTCCTTCCACTGGCGGTAGCGGATGTTCTCCTCCCGCCGCGACCCGCCCACCCCGTAGTCGACGCTCTCGATGACGTCGTCCTCCTGGTACAGCAGCATCGCCAGCGCCCGTTCCCAGGCCGCCGTCTGCAGCACCATCCGGATCAGCTCCAGCATCGGGTCGGCGTTCGGGTGCTCCTGGATGTAGGCCTCGACCAGGGCTGCGGCCTTCCGCTGGCCGTCCTCGCGTCTGGACTTGCGCTCGGCGGCGACCTGGATCGCTGGCGTCGCTCCGCCATGGGCGTAGCAGACCTGCCCCTCTGTGACAGGCACCAGGCCCCGGGTCTGCTTGCAGGGCTGCAGCCTTCCGTCAACCCTGCGACTGCGGTGGCCGGTGCATCCGGGGTGGGGGAGGCCGCACTTCCGGCAGGCGTCAGGCACCTCTCGGCCTCACGAATCTCGGGACCGGTAGGCCGGCGCGGATGCGGCAGCGCACGCAGAGGCCGCCGCTCAGAACCCCGGGCTGGGCGCGGTAGCGGAGCGAGCCGTCGGCGTGGGTGGCGAGCTGCTCAGGCATGGTGTCTCTGCGCCTCCCTGAGCGCTCCCCGGCTCTTGGAGGTCAGGTGGACAGCCCCACACCTCCGACAGGCGTACGGCGCCAACCCACTGCCGTGATGCGTGCCCTGGCCCTTGACAGCACGTCTTGCCTCGTCGTGGGTGGCGTAGGGGATCTTGCCGGACGGGCAGAGGACCACCGAGAGGGCCGGGCGGACGCTGACGGCGACGCTGACGGCAAGCATCACATGAACCGCTGGCAGAGGTGGGCGAGGTACTGCTGGCAGAGCGGGACCAGGAACGGCGGGGGGACGCCGGCCTTTATCAGCTCCTTCAGGAACGCGGCCGAGAGCTGGGCGACCCGGACCCCGGTGTCCCGGATCAGCGCCTCTCCCTGGTCCGCCTTGGCGACCACCGAGGGCGGGAGTTCCGGTGGGGGAGGCAACGGCGGATCGGGGACGCTAGTGCCATCAGCCACGGCGTAGCAGCGGGATCGGCATCCCTGGGCCTCCGCCCGCCAGCGCCTGACGCTGTGCCTGCTCGAGCACCTGGCGGCCGATCGCCTCCTGCTGCTCAGCCTGGCTGGTCATCTCCTGCTCGGAGACCTCGACCACGTTCTGCAAGCTCTCCAGCGGGAGGTGCGTCTCGTGGCCGGAGGCGTTCGTCAGCCAGAGGCCGCGCTCGAGCTCCACGGCCGCCTCGATCTTGCCCAGGACGTCCCGGGCCCGCTGCTTGGTCAGCACCTGGATGGGCGCGCAGTTGGGCTTGCAGATCCCGATCACGGTCACTCGCTCGCTCACGCCATGGCCTCCTTGCGACGCACCGTCTCCAGAGGCCGGTGCATCAACTCGTTCTTCAGCCGGAAGGCGATGTCATTCGCCAGCGGCCCCTGGGCGATCAAGCTGTCCGGCACCGGGGTGGTGACGTACATCCGCCCCGACCTCCACTCCAGACGCATCGAGGCCTGCGGGTAGGGCACCGTCCCCTGGCGCTTGCGCTCCCCTTCGGAGGGCGCCGGGTAGCCGATCACCACGTCGACCCAGAGCTGGTTGCGGTGGTCGGCGTAGTTCTCGGCGGCCGTGTCCTCGCCGCCCTCTTCGTCCTCGGAACTGTCCACGCTGGACAGTTCGGCGCCATGATCCCGGCGGGTGGCAGCCTGGGGGCTCGGCCCGACATGCTCCTCGCCGCGGAGCTTCCCCACCGTGGTGGGGGAGACACTGGACGCCCGAGCGATGGACCGGTCCGACTCGGCGGGATGGCGGTGGAGGTACTCGCGGACCAGGCGCGTCCGATCCTCGACGAGCAGATGCCGGCGGGGGACGTTCATCAGGTAGACGAAGTCCCAGCGGGCCTCCTCGGGGACCTCGACCACCCGGGTCGGACACTGGATCCCCAGCTCGGCGCAGGCCTTCGCCCGATGGTGGCCGTCGAGGATGCGGCCGTCCTCGAGGAGCAGAACCTCGTTACCGGCCAGGAACCCATGCCGGGCGATCGACTCCTTGAGCCGCTGGTAGTCGCCCTCGGCCATCGGGGGCAGATACTGGAAGGCGGGATCGGTGCGCATCATTCCCTCACGCGATTGGCATCAGGCGGTGCTCGATTCGGACCATGCAGCTGGGGCAGGGCGCGTCTGACCCCACCTTGTCGAAGTACTCGTCGCTGGCGGCGATGGCGTTCTCCCAGGCTTTCGTCTCCGCCTTGGTAGGCGGCCGGCCGAAGAGGGCCTCCCACAGCACCCCCATCCGGGAGACCTGCGGCTTGCCTCGGGCGGCGACTACCATCGAAGCGAATATTCGTTCGTGGCCTGCCGACCCGCAAGCGGAGGGGTTTCCCCACCCACCCGGGGCGTGCTACAGTCCCCGGCATGAACGGCCGTTCGGTCCTCATCGGGGCGATCGCAGCGGCTCTCTGCGCCTCAGCCTGCGGCTCGCCGGCGCTCAAGGTGGTCACGAGCGCGACGACGTCGAGCTACAGCATCACGGGCAGTCTCGCCCTCATCGACTTTGCCACGGCCGAGTCCAACTGCTTCGGTCAGGGCGGCTACAGCGACATCGGCCCTGGGACCCAGGTGACCGTCACGGACCAGTCCGGCACCATCGTCGGCACCGGCCAGCTCGGCACGGCCTCCGTCTCAGGCGCCGGCACCACCTGCACTTTCCCCTTCGTCGCCTCGGGGCTGCCGCGAGAGAGCTTCTACGGCGTCTCTGTCAGCCACCGGGGTGTGCAGAATTACTCGTTCTCGCAACTCCAGGGGGACGGCTGGCAAGTTTCCCTGATGCTCGGAGGCTGAATGGCCTCGGCGTGGCCGGGGCTTGACAAGCGGCTGAGGGGGGCTGTAGAGTCTCAGGCTAGAGTGGAAGCTGAAGAAGTTCCTCCTGATAACCGCCACTTCCAGGACCAAGCGGGGCCGGTCTTCTGGTCCATCCCGATGCCAGCGTGGCAGACCGAGGACCGCGGCTACGGCTCCCCTTGCTGGATCTGGACGGGTAAGGCAACCCAGGGTGGATACGGGCTCGTCTGGGGCCGCATCGCAGGCAAGGCGACCGCCACCACCGCTCACCGGTGGATGTGGCAGGTCTGGCACGGGCCCCTCCCGCCAGGGCATGAGTTCGAGGTAGACCACCTCTGCCGGGTCCAGCTATGCGTTCGGCCGAGCCACCTCGAGCCCGTCTCGCCCTACGTCAACCACCACCGCAACCCAAACGCGAGCGCCAACAAGACCCACTGCCCGCACGGGCACCCCTACGACACCAGCAACACGACCGTCCGACCTGACGGCGCCCGCATCTGTCGCACGTGCGCCCGTGAGTCCCAGAGCACCTACGAAAAGCGGCTACGTCAGCGGCTACGCCAGCAGCGCACGGCGGCGACGCAATGACCCGGCGGCGCCAGGCTCTCACTCGCATCGCCGCTGACCAGGTCCGCGACTTCGTCGCCTTGCACCGTCTCCCGCCGAGCTATCTGCAGCTGGCCGCCATCTTGCACTGCAGCGAGAGAACAGCCCGCCGAAGGGTGGAGGACGCAGAAACGCTCGGCCTCCTGGTCCGGAGCCGCGGTCCGTGGCCCGTCGAACTGGGCGCGGCGTGATCGCCACCGACCTGGAGGAGAGCCCCCGGTTCAACCCGGGAATCGCTGAGCGGATCCGCAGGCTAACGCCACGGCAGCGGGATGCCTTCTGGGCCATCGTTGAGCTGACGCCGGAGTTAGGCCGCGGCCCCACGACAGCGGAGCTCGGCCGGGCGCTGGGTATCTCGTCCTACGGCCGCCTCTCCACGCTGGTGCTGCGGCTGCGCCTGGCCGGCGTGCTCCTCCAGGACGTCGACGATGTGAACAAGAGCCGCCTGCGCCTGCCATTCCCGCCAGGGTGCTGCGCCGCCTGCGGCCACCAGCTGCCGTAGGCCCCACGTGAGCTGGGCGCGATTCGACGACAACACGGACGATGAGCTGGCGTTCCTCGGCCCCGAAGCCTTCCGGCTCTTCGTATGCGGCATCACCTACAGCCGGCGCAACGCTCGGGCTGGACGCCTCCACCAGCAGCGGGACGTGATCCCACTCGCCGGCAAGCTCCGCCTCCGCGATCTCGACAGCGCCCTCGCCGAGCTCCTGACCTCCACCGGTGCCGACGAGGCACTCTGGCTGCAGGACGGGGACGTCTTCGTCATCCGGAACTACGAGAAGTTCAACCCGCTCACTAGCCGCGAGCGCACGCGCCTCTACAGAGAACGGCGTCACGGTGACACACCTGTGACGTCACAGCCCGTCACGGGTGACGCTCCCTCGCGTGCGCGCCAGCGCGCCGGGAGTCCCGTTCCCGAACCCGTACCCAGTATCGATGCTTCGCATCTCACCCCGCCTCCGCCGGAGACGGGGGCCGTAGCCCAGGTCTTCGAGGCTTGGAAAACGGCCGCGGGGAAGAACGGGAACACGGTGCTCACCACTGAGCGCCGCCAGAAGATCCGCCTCGCGCTGAAGAGCTACCCGCTGGCTGACGTCCTCGACGCCGTCGTGGGCTGGCGCCATGTGCCGCACAACCGCGGCGAGAACTCGGAGGGGCAGGTGTGGAACGAACTGACGCTGCTGTTGCGGAACGCCGAGCACATCGAGCGATTCCGAGACGCCGAGAGGGAGGCGGGGGTGAGGCCCAAGGCGCGAGAGACGGTGGCATGGCTGCCGCCGGTCGCAGAGAGGCCGGTGACGCCGGAGGAGCTGGCTGGCGGGGTCGCCTCCGTCCGCAGCGTGCTCGCAGCGCGCCGCCTGGTCACGCCGTCATGAAACAGGCACCCGTGCTCGATCCCTGGGAACTCGCCCAGTTGGTCATTCTGGCGTCCTTCGCCTTGATGCTCTTCGGCTTCGCCGTGGCTTGGGGAATCTCGTGGGCGATCGGGAGATGAGTGCACCCCGCCCGTGGGCGTTCACCCGCAGACGTGACGGCCGCTTCGGCAGCGACGTGCCCCACCTCGACGGCCGCTGTGGGGAGCCGGACTGCCAGCGGTGGGGAGGGGACGAGCTCGACGGGGATGGAATGCGCGGCATCCTGTGGGGACTCGCGTTCGCAGCCGTCATCTGGGCGGTTCTGGTCGTGGTGGTGATCCGATGACCGAGGACGACCTGCTCCGCGCGGTCCTCGATCTGCTCCGCGTCTACCAGTTCCGCACCTCCCACGCCCGGCCGGCCTGGACAGCCCACGGGATGCGCACGACAGTCCAAGGCGACGGCAAGGGCTTCCCGGACATCCTCGCGGTGGGCCGCGGCCGCATCCTCGCCATCGAGTTGAAGTCGGACGTCGGACAGCCGACGCTGGACCAGCGGGCATGGCTCGCCGCCTTCCGCGAGAACGGCGCCGAGGTCTACCTGTGGCGTCCGAGTGACCTTCCGGGGATCCCTGGGATTCTCTCCGGCCGCTTCGCGCCTCGAGCTCCCGCCGAGCTGCCGCACACACCACGCCCCATGGAAACGGTGCGCAAGCCATGACCTACCACTCCCACTGCGCTCACTGTCGCGTCAGGTTCTACGACCGCCCGGAGGACGGCTGCCCGAACTGCGGGGGCCCGATCGCCGACGGTGACCTCCCGCGGCCGGGGGAGCGTCTACCGGGGGGCCACGCTAAAGGCGCGACCGTCTTCCACCTGTACCCGGAGTGCGTCCCCGTCCGCTTCCGGGACCGCCTGGTCGCGGTCGAGGGAGACGCCGGGGACCAGCTGCTGCGGCTGTGCGGTAACTGCCGGGCCCGACGGGACGCCGCCCTACCCTGCCAGTCCCGCCTCGAGGTCCTCCCGGCTGATGCCGAGACGGCGGGCGAGCCTGCCTCTGATGCCGCGGCGGGGGAGGGCGATTCCGGCCTCCCAGCGGTACACGGTGGCGGGGTCCACCGTCAGCAGGGTCGCGAGATCAGCCTGAGTGAGCCGGGCCGCCTCTCTCCACTCACGGAGCCGGGGACCTTGCGTTTTGTATTGACGCCTGCTAGGCACCCTGCTAGTATATCCGAAGAGAGGCCCGGCGGTGCGCAAACACCCCGGGCCCGTGGCCGATCTGGATAGGAGACCGACACCCATGAATGATACGGCCCCCATCATCTCTCGCCTCGAGTGCGAGGACTGCGGGGCGAAGCTCCAGTGGAACGGCGAGCGGTGGGGATGCCCGGCGTGCGAGGAGCGCGCTGTGGATGAGGCCGACGCCCGCGACCGCGCCGACGAGGACCGGGCCGCCGCTCGGGCGGACTGGTGATGGAGCTCCTGGCCCCGATCGACATCCTGAACGGCGGGGGCGACCACTCGGGCACCTGGAAGCGCCACCCCGAGGTGTGGATGGTGGTTTCGGGACGCCGCATCATCGCCGCGCAGCGCCGAGAGAACGGTGTCACCGTTGAGCGCTGGCTGGAAGGCCACGGCCCCGTCGACGAGAGCTACGGGACGCGAGTCCCCGAGGCGTCGTGATGGACGCCTACATCGCCCTGCTGCTCGCCGCTGCCGGCAAGGACGTTGCAGTCATCGACGTTGCCCGCGCCATCGTGGTTGCTGACCGCGCCGAGAACGTGAACCGCAACCGCTACGGGATCGCCTGGGCCGAGGGGCGCACCCCTCGCGTCGACCGATGAGCGCGCTGCCGTGCCGCGAGTGCGGCGGCTCTGGGGTGTGCTGCGATTTCTGCGGCGAGGTCTGCGACCACTGCCACGGCGTCGGGACGTGCGAGTGCGCCCGCTGCTGGATGGACGCCCACGGCGAGACGCGCGAGTCGCTCGCCGACGAGGGGGACTGATGAGCACGCACCAGCTCCGACCCCTCGGCGAGAAGTACGGCAACAGCGGCAGCGGGCAGCACATCGGCTCAGGCCGTCTGACGGGTGAGACGGCCATGCGCAGCATCGAACTCACCCCGAAGGCGTACCGCTACCTGCTCATCGAGAGCTTGAACCGCATAGCCCGTACCTGGGAGAAGCCGTGAACACCGAGATCACCACCATCGACGCGACGACCGGCGAGGAGGTGCCGGCACCCACTGCGGTCGCCATCCGGCCGCGCGCGCCCGTCTCCACCGCAGGGTGGACGCCGACCATGGTTATCTCGATCGCGGCGGCCCGGGCGGCCGTGCAGGCTCGGCGCAAGTTCATGGCGAAGGTGCTGGTCGACGTCAAGGGCGCGCTGGTGGAGATCCCCGGCGTCACCGACCGCCCCGACGCGAAGAAGGTGCTGGGCAAATCTGGCGCCGAGACGCTCCTCAACGCTTTCGGGTTGAGGGCCGAGCTGGAGGACGAGGAAACTCCTGACATCGACCTGACCGGCGACCTCCATGGCGGCGAGCCTTTCATCCGCTACCGTCGCCGCTGCCGCGTCTATTGGCAGCCGGACACCGAGACCCACCTGTGCGTGGCTCAAGCTTCGGGCAGTTGCAGTTCCTGGGAGGTCAAGTACCGCTACCGGCAGTCCGAGCGGGTCTGCCCGCTGTGCTCCAAGCCCGCCATCATCAAGGGCAGGGAGGAGTACGGCGGCGGCTGGATCTGCTTCGCCAAGAAGGGCGGCTGCGGGGCCAAGTTCGGCAAGGATGACTCCGCCATCGTCGGGCAGACGGTGGGTCGCGTTTCCAACCCCGACGTCGCCGACGCCGAGAACACCATCCTCAAGATGGCGGACAAGCGGGCCCTCGTGGCCGCGACCATCATCGCCACGGCCTGGTCCGATCTGGTAACGCAGGATCTCGAGGACCGGGCTGCGCCGCCAGCGGAGGAGGACGCCCCGCCAGCCCCGTCCCCGCCCGCACATCGCACAGCCCCCACTTCCACGGGACGGAGCGCAGCGCCGGCCACACCGGCGACTGCGCCCGTCCTCACTCCGGACCGCGGCGAGATCATCGCCAAGGGGGTCTGCACGGAGTGCCAGCGCCGGCTGCTCACGAGCAAGCACGGGAACGCCGTCGTCTGGGCGACGCCCGCTGATGGCGGTCCGGCTGTCTGCACGGGCTGGGACCCTGTGGTGAAGAACCCCGCCGGGACTGCGGGGGCTTACGTCATGCACCCCAAGGAAGCCGCCCCGGTGGTGCCACTCGCTGCCGCGCGGCGTGACCCCGGCGACATCGATCCCGACCAGATTCCCTTCTGATGCTGCTCTTCCTGATCGTACTCGCGCTTGTTCTTCTCGTCGGCCGGGCTGTGCTCGGGCCGTTCTCTTGGAGGTTGTGAACCGTGGCTTGCACTGACGTTCGAACCCAACAGGAGCTTGACGCCGCGCTCGCCGCGGGACACCACCCCCACCTCGTCGGAAAGGGGAGCTTCACCGTAGCGGGCAGCGCGACCGTGCGGGCCTCGGGCAGCGCGACCGTGCGGGCCTGGGACAGCGCGACCGTGCGGGCCTGGGACAGCGCGACCGTGCGGGCCTCGGGCAGCGCGACCGTGGAGGCCTCGGGCAGCGCGACCGTGGAGGCCTCGGGCAGCGCGACCGTGGAGGCCTCGGGCAGCGCGACCGTGGAGGCCTGGGACAGCGCGACCGTGCGGGCCTGGGGCAGCGCGACCGTGCGGGCCTGGGGCAGCGCGACCGTGGAGGCCTCGGGCAGCGCGACCGTGGAGGCCTCGGGCAGCGCGACCGTGGAGGCCTGGGACAGCGCGACCGTGCGGGCCTCGGGCAGCGCGACCGTGGAGGCCTGGGACAGCGCGACCGTGCGGGCCTGGGACAGCGCGACCGTGCGGGCCTGGGGCGCCTGCCAAGTGATCGTGCGCGGGCTGGCGAAGGTGCTCGCCTCCGCGTTCGTGGCGGTGACCATTCTGAGCGCTCAGGCCAAGGTGGACGGTGGCGTCCAGATCACGCCCCCCGACACGACGACGGGCTCCGCCTGGTGCGAGTTCTACGGCGTGCCTGTCACGGATGGCGTGGCCGTGCTCTACAAGGCCGTCCGGGACGACTGGCGCGGGACCACGAAGACCACTGTCACGTACCGCCCCGGCGAGACGCCTGCGGCTCCTGATTGGGACGGAGGGAAGGCCGAGTGTGGGGGAGGCCTGCACTTCTTCGCGCACCCCTGGGAGGGGTCGAAGTGGTGCGACGGCTACACCCACATCCTGGCCTGCCCGGTGAAGGTCGACGAGCTATCGGCCAAGGGACAGGGCGCGCAGTACCCGGACAAGGTGAAGGCCCCGCGCGTCTGCGCGCCGGTGTTCGAGGTCGACGCGGACGGAGCTCGCGTCTGATGGAGCAGCCCGTCGTCGATCGAGCGTCCCTCGGGGTAGCACTCCGGGCCATCAAGGACGCACAGAGCCGGGTCGCCGAGAACGTCGCCACCCACGATGCGGAGGTCAAGCGGGTCGTCGCCAAGGTCGAGCAGATCGCCCGCTGGTTGGACGCCGAGACGGCCGGCGACAAGGAGCTCGTCGCCAACCTGACGGCGCTCATCCGTCCGTACGCGATCGCTGAGGCCGAGCGCCAGGTGGCGATGGGTGGGCACAAGCGCGTCTCCGTGCCGGACGGTGACATCGAGGTGCGCGACCAAGTGCCCGAGGTCAAGCGGGTCGACGAAGAGGCGCTGATGATGTGGGCCGCCGAGCACGCCCTGATCCGCCGCAAGCCGGCCCCCCCGCCAGAGGTCGCCTGGGACGAAGTGCGCAAGCTAGCCCTCGGCGGAGAGCCGGTGCCCGGGGTCGAGGTGGTACCGAAGGAGCCCAAGGTGGAAGTGAAGGTGCGCCGTGATTCGTAGGACTGCGCTCCGCCCGCAGGGCGCCAGGGCGGCGCGCTGGGCCTCGTGGCAGGCCAGCCAGCGTCGGCTCGTCCTCCGGCGCTCTCGGTACACCTGCGAAGCCTGCGGGAAAGGGGAATTTGGCATACAACCAGACTGGCACCATGTCGTGGGGCGCGGGGCACACGTCGCGGAGCCTTGGACTTCCAGTGCAGCGCTGACGGCCGCCATATGCCGCCCCTGCCACGGGGATCTCCACGACGGCCGGATGGCCCCGGAGGTCAGGTCGGGCCTCCTGTGGGCTGCTGCGTGGCGTCTCTCCGATGCGATGGGGCGGCTGTCCGCGCCGAAGTTCGGGCTGCCGCTGGACACCATCTGGGATCTCTTGAGAATTGCTAAGGCGCAAGGGATCACGCCACCAGGATGGGAACCCGATGATGCCTAATCGCTTGCGCTCCATTGACGAGCGTTTCTGGAGCAAAGTCGCTCGCTCGGGGGGGTGCTGGGTTTGGCTAGCCGGTAAGAGGGGCACCGATGGGTACGGGGGTTTCCACGTGGCTGGACGGGACGTCTACGCGCATCGCTGGGCGTGGGAATGACCGCCCGCGCGTCGTTCGAATCCCGACTGAGGGAACTGCTGGCGGAGCACGAGAGGCACCCTGGAGGATCGTCCTTCGCCACTCTCTCGGGCGCTGCCGTGAACGCTCTCCCGAAGCTCCTGCGGGTTGTGAAGGCGTCGAAGGATGTGGACACGCTGTTCGGTGACCACTTCGACCGCCGACAGGATTCCTCGCGCCGACAGGGTTGCTCTGTCTGTGGGGTTCCCTTTCCCTGCGCGCCCTCGCGGCTCCGTGCTGCTCTGGCGTCCCTGGAGGACCCATCGTGAGCACCGAATGGGCGCAGCGCCCAGTTGCTCAGGCGGAGCGGTAGACGGCGGGGGGGCCAGCGTTGACCTTCGCGGCGACCCCTCGCTGGACGATGAGAGCGACCACGGCGAGACCGGCGCCGATGACGGCGGTGACCTTGACCGGGACGCCCACTTGACCCAGTAGGCTCGCGACGACGGCCCAAGCGGTGACCACGGCCACCAGGAAGGCCGGGACCCCGCCAGACGTCGAGGCGGTGAGCGCGTACTGGAGCAGCAGGGCCACCAGGCCCAGGGCTGCAGCTGCGGCAGAGGCCACCTGAGCGGGGACGCCGATGGAGTGCATGAAGGCGGCGACGATGGCCCAGGCGTTGAGGATGCCCACCAGGAACACCTCGAGACGGCGAAGGTCGGACCAGACGGCGATGGCGGTGAGCTTGAGTTTTATCATGGGCTCGATGGTTGGACCGGCGGGTGTCTGCCTCAGGCGAGGGCGATCCAGAGCGTCAGTGCGGTGGGATGCCGGAGGCGACGGCGCTCCAGATCACTGCCGTGATGAACGCGCCAACGGTGACGGGAACGGCCCAGCGGCCGATCTTCCACCACCAGGATTCAGAGCGAAGCCTAGAGCGGGCGGCTAGGTCATTCTGCCGTGCGATCCAGGGCAGGAGAATCGGGAGCCCAGCTAGCAGCTTCTGGAACCCTTCCCCGTGTCCGTTGATCGAGAGTTCCTTAATCTGCTCTTGAATTTTGCCCACGGTAGCCTGGACTTCATCGACGTGCCCTCCGACCACTATGTCCTGAGCGTGTGCGCGCCCCGCCATGTCGGCCGCCTTCTCCGCTGCGGTCACGGCCAGGTGAGCGTCCTTGCTCGCCGCTCGAGCCTCGCGGGCGAGGCTCTCCTGTCCCTCAGCGAGCTTGCCGAGGGTTACATCGGTCTTCCGGTGGAACGCACTGATGCTCGTCTCAAGGGCGGCGACACGCTCTCCGATAGGGACGGTCATGGGAAGGCGATACCCAGCATGGCAGCAGTGACCGCGTCCTCAGGGTCACCGAAGGCGGCTACGTCCGCGACGGGCACTCCGGGCGTGTGCTGCTCGACTGTGACACCCTGAGCCGCTGCTAGGGCGAGAATGTCGGCGAGTTCCGCCTCATTCTGTATCCACCGGAAGTGCTCAAGGTTCTCGCTGAGAAACCCAGCGTTGATCCCCTTGTACTGACCATTGACGACGGTGGCATAGAAAACGGTGAGTATCACGTCAGGTGGCTCCTTCGGTGGGTCGGGTGGAGCGGGGGGGGGCACCGGGGTCGGAACTGGAGGCTGGTTCCCCGGCGCGACGGCATCGACCTCGACGTACAACCGAAGGTCGCAGGAATGGAGCAACGCTTGGGGATAGCAGGACAACTGCCCCGGTGGGTTTCCCAGTGGGTTCATCACGAGGTAGTTCCCACCGCTGTCGTCGCTATAAGCGAGCAGCCAGTGCCCAATGGTCCTCCCAGCGGTGGGGTTCCCATCGCTGTCTGACGTGACGAGCACGATGACGTAGTGGCCACGTCCGAGTGCTGCGGGGATGGCGCTGGAGAGCGCGCCAGAGCCGGCCGACGCCGGGAGACCGTAGTGGTTGAGGAGTGCCACGAGAGCCGCCGCGGAGGTCTCTCCGTTCCCCGACGCCCCTAGGGCGATCGCCTCGGCCGTCACGGCGCCCAGCCCCGGGCCTGTCTGCCCGAAGGTCTTCATGACACTCCACACGTCGGCCTCGCCGCAACAATTCCAGCCGAGGTTGCCCTCGGAGAGCTGGGAGACGGTGGCTGGTGCGGCGAGGGTTGTCATCAGACCGCGCCCCGGACGAAGGTGACCTCGACCGCGAAGGCGGTCGCGGTGAGGGTGATGCCAGAGGCCACCGAGTAGTTCAGCGTGAAACCGGCTGAGCCGCTAGCGGCGTACTGCTTCTTCCCAACCCAGTAAGCCGCGGCCACGTTCGCGCCGACGTACATGGGCCGAGTGCTCGGGTAGCCGATCTCGGCCGACCCCGTCTCGTCGTAGACGCCGAAGGTGACGGTGCCGGCGCTGACCGTGGCCACCGCCGTCGCGAAGACCTTCACGATCATGGTGAAGGCCTCGGGGAAGGTCGCGATGGCCGACTGGGCACCGCCGAAGGCCGTCTCGCTCGTCGCAGTCAGGCCGCTGGCGCCGAGGTTGAAGTAGCGGGTGGCCGCAGCGTAGGACCCCAGCGAGGCGATGTTCTGCTGGACGAACGTATCCAGCGTGGTGGCCGTCACCTGCTCGAGGTTGGCGAAAATATGAGTCGAGGGGTCGGTCCAAACTGGCATAGCTCAGATCCTTCCAGACGCGGTCAGTAGCCCAGGACCGTTGAGGTGCCGAGGAGGCCAACACCGAGCACCCAGGGGGTGACCGTGTCCACGGGGGTTCGCGGCGTCAGAGCGTAGGTGACCAGCCAGGTCCTCCGTCCGAAGTCGATCTCGTGGTTGACGCCCTCGATGTAGCTCTGTTGACTGAACGCCGCTCCCACGGGTGGCCGGCGGTTGATGGTGACGAGGTCGCCCAGTCCCCGGTTCACGGCGGCGGCCATCCGGTTCGGCACGTCTCCCAGCGGGTCCACCACGATCGAGCGCAGGCGGGGGAGCACGGAGGAGAAGCGGGCAAGCTGCCATTGCGAGCGGATCAGGCACTCGACGTCCTGGGAGACGAGCAGCCCCGTCTCGGAGAGGATGGAGTTGACGCCGTACTGCGCCTCGGCGATGAGGCTGACGCTCTGCTGCGGGATGCCGGCGGGGACGCCCAGCGGCCCCGCCGCGGCCTGACAGAGCGCGGCGTTGTAGAGGTCGAGGTTGTCGCGGCTGAGGACGAAGCCGGGCTTGTATCCCACCTCGCCGGGGTTCTCTCCGAAGACGCTCGCGGGAGTGGCCGGCTGGTATATCTGCTTCCAATGGCGGCTGAGGAAGACGACGTGGCCAGAGACGTCCGCGTAGAGCTGCCCGTTCTCTGCCAGCTCGATCTGCTGGAGGTAGCTGAGCGGCGTCGTCAGCCAGAGCGAGCCGGTCGGCTGCTGGACCATGGAAGCAGCGTTGTCGGCGGGGATCACCGTCAGCGCGGTGGGCCAGTCAAGGACGGCGAGGACGTCCGCGACACGCTGGAGGGAGGACTGGAAGACGAAGCCCCAGAGCCCACGGTTGAGGTGATCGGCGACCTGGACTTGCGTCAGCGCGATGCCTGGGTACCAGGCGAAGTAGGCGAGCGAGCCCTTGAAGCCGCCGCCGAGATACGCGCTCTTGCAGACGGCAGCGGGGAGCGTGACGGTCTGTGTCCCGATGGCCACCCCATCGAGGTAGACCGTGCCCGTCGTGCCGCTGGCGACGATCACCAGGTGGTGCCAGTTCCCGTCGGTCACGGAGAGGGGCGAGGCGAACGACCAGGGGCCATAACTGCCCACCTGAACGAGCAGCGTGCCGGGAGTGAAGGCCGGCGTATCGATGCCGGCGAGCGTCACGTAGACGCCATGCGTGAGGGACGTGTCCTGGGCCAGAAGGGTCTGCTGGCTCGGGCCCGACGAGGTCGCGCTCTGAACGACGGGCTGAAGCCAGAACTCTATCGTCCAGGGTGCCGTCTCCCACTGAGTCCCCAACAGCGCCGAGTTGAGTCCGATGCTGGACGCGGCTCCTATCGCGACGGCCGTCGTCGGGTCTGCGGGCGAGGTCCCCGTGACCCCCAGGGTGACGTTCTGGTATCCACTCCCGGTCGTCGGAGGGTGGAGCCCTGAATACCCCGAACCTGAGAGGGAGATCGCCCCTGCGCCAGTCCCATACGCCGTCGAGGTGGTGGTGAAGGACCTGTCAGCCCCGTACGTGGTGCCGAGCGAGTTTGTGCCGACCGCGCGGAAGTGGTAGGTGCCGCCGGACGTCAGACCGGCGATGCTCTGCGAGAAGCCGACGTCGCTGGTGCCGCTGCCCTCGTCCTGGCTGCCCGTCGTGTTGCCGTAGCTGGTCGACGTGCCCCACTGGAAGAAGCCGTGCGTGTCCACGCTGTTCGGGGTCAGGTCACCGTTGAGCACCGCTGAGTTGGCGCCGATGCTCGTCGCAGCATCGGTGGTGACGGTGGGGACAGCCCCGAGCGTCCTGAAGGAACCGCCGATCCCGTAGGCGGTGCCAACTCCGTTTGTTCCAACAGCACGAAAGTAGTAGGTGGTGTTGGGCGTGAGCCCGGAGGGGATGCTCTGCGAGAAAGGGACGTCATAGTTGAGGTACGCGCCTAAACCCTGTTCTCCAGTCGTGTAGCCGTAGCTGGTCGTGAGGCCGTACTGGAAATACCCGTAGGTATAATTTCCAAGTGGATTGGCGTCACCGTTGAGCACCGCTGAGTTGGCGCCGATGCTCGTCGCAGCATCGGTGGTGACGGTGGGGACAGTGCCGCTTGGCAGCGTGGTGAATGAAAGGGTCACACCCCGCCCCAGACCGTCCGAGTTACCGCAGAACGCGTCGAAGTAGTAGGTGGTGTTCGGTGATAAACCAGTTATTGTGTACTGGTAAGTGAGCGTTGAATACGAGGTACCTATGTCATAGGCGGGAGTATCTTGGCTAGGAGTCCCAGGGCTCCAGATGGCAGGAGGGGCACACTCAAAGATTGCGTTGGTGTCAAGCCCGTTGGGGTTTACCTGGCCGTTCAACTGCGCAGTGGTACTGGTTATCCCAGAGGCGGCTACTGTAGTAACCGATGGAGCGCTCATCTAGAAGCCTCCGGGGCCTGCGTCATGAGGCGCGGTGGTCCCGATGTCGAACTCGCCGAACGCGTAGAGGTCCTGCGCGCCGTCCTGCAGCACCCTCCAGGTGTAGCTCAACTCAGTGAAGGTGTCGGTGTTCAGCAGCCGCAGCGCATCGCTGGCGGTGTAGACGATGTCCTCGTTGACATTGTTGGGCCACTGGGGCGTGATCGAGTCGATGTACCCGGTGAAGATCGGGACCCACGCTCCGTGGTACTGGACGTTGACCTGCATGGGGCGGTTGATGTCGAGCAGCCCGAAGTACAGCCCGGCCGAGTTCTCTGCATCGAGGACGCGGTCTCTCCCGTTGAAGGTGACAGTGAGCGTCCCCGGCTGGTAGTGGTCGAGGACGTGCTGCCGACCTCGGCGGGTGCTGATCTTCCGTGCGTAGTTGGCGAAGTCCGTCCAGACCGAGGGCACCGTCAGCGGCGTGTGGCCGGAGACATCGATCAGCACCTGGAAGTTGGGCAGCGGCGAGACGTTCGAAGGCGTTCCCAGCCCAGCGAGTACCAGAAGACCGACGCCGAAGGCGCGGTAGCCTGCGGTGCCGGTGCCGGTGAGTGTGAGGGTGCCCACCCCGACGCCGGGGACGGCGAGGTGCCCGGTGCCGCTCCCGACCAGCGAGAGGGCGCCGATGCCGGTGGCGTGGATCTGGACGTGGGCTGTGCCGCTCCCGACCAGCGAGAGGGCGCCCGTCCCAGAGGCGGTGACCGTGGCGGCGGGCGGCCCGGCCCACTCTGCACTCCCCCACTCGGCGAGCCCCCATTGGGCGTTCCCGGGTGCGCTCACCTCAACCTCCCGCTATGGGCACCGGCTGGTGAGGGAAGGCGACGATGTGGAGCCGCATCAGATCACCATGCACATAGGCTGGCCAGTGGCTGCGGGGAGATATGGAATCGGCCCGATGGCGATGGAAAAGGGGTTGCTCCCCACCGCCAGTGCGCTGCCCACTGTCGCGAACGTGCTCAGGTTGATCTTCGTGACCGTGGAGCCGCCCTGGTTCGTCACGTAAGCATAGGCACCCGCTGGATCAACGGCGATGGAAAAGGGGTAGCTCCCCACCGCCAGTGCGCTGCCCACTGTCAGGAACGTGCTCAGGTTGATCTTCGTGACCGTGGAGGCGCCCTGGTTCGCGACGTAGGCGAAAGCACCCGCTGGATCAACGGCGATGCCGTAGGGGTAGCTCCCCACCGCCAGTGCGCTGCCCACTGTCAGGAACGTGCTCAGGTTGATCTTCGTGACCGTGGAGGCGATGTAGTTCGCGACGTAAGCATAGGCACCCGCTGGGTCGATGGCGATGCCGTAGGGGTTGGTCCCCACTGCGAGAGCAGAGCCCACTGTCAGGAACGTGCTCAGGTTGATCTTCGTGACCGTGGAGGCGCCCTGGTTCACGACGTAGGCGA